TCGTTGACATTCAAAGTCGTTGTACACAACGAACACACACAATTTGCAGAAATATTTTCAAAGATGAACTGACATGGAACAAAGAACTGACGATTGGTTTAAGGCAAGACTAGGCCACCTAACCGCTAGCAGGGCCTCAGACGCGCTTGCGAAACCTGGGACGGCTACACGTAGGAACTACCAGATTCAACTCGTTACAGAGCGTCTGACGGGCTTACAGGGGGATTCATTCACGAATGCAGCTATGCAATGGGGCACAGAGCAAGAACCTGTTGCCAGAGCAGCCTACGAAGTCCATACAGGGCACTTTGTCGAGCAGACAGGGTTTCATGTTCACAAGTCGATAAAGTGGCTTGGAGCGTCTCCTGATGGCTTTGCAGGGTCAGGTCTGATCGAGATCAAGTGCCCTAACTCAAACACCCACGTCGATTACTTATTAGCTAAGGAGGTTCCCACAAAATACAAGCCACAAATGCTCACTCAAATGCTCGTCACGGGACGGACTTGGTGCGACTTTGTTTCGTTCGACCCAAGGCTTCCTGAACACTTACAGTTATTTGTCGTTCGTTACGAGCCTAAACCGGAAGAGCTAACCAAGATCGAGGCTGATCTGGTTGCTTTTCTCAACGAAGTTAATCAAATGGAGTTATCGCTATGCCAAAAGAACTAACAGGATCAATCAGCAAGAACAAAAAGAAAGAGAAAGACATACACCCAGACTACCGAGGTTCAGCAATGATTGGCGGGGTTGAATACTGGATCTCAGGATGGGTTAACGAGGGTTCCGACGGGAAGTATTTGGGACTAAAGTTCCAAGCAAAAGAGGAAGTAAGATCAACCAAAGTCGATGACGACGATTCAGTGCCATTTTGATATGTTAAGCGTACACCACCAAACCATGCTGAAAAAAGCGTTTGCAAAGCGTCCTGCAAACATTTCGGATGACTCTCCGGTCTTGAGAGGATCATTCACATCATCAAGTCTGAGGCTCCTGAGTGTTTCTGGAAGCCTACGGAGTTGGAAAAACGGAGGTTCTTCAATGCACCACGGCCAGGAACTCCTCACGAGACTGCTATCCATCCGTTCCCGAAAGGCCTACTATGAACAATTGGAGAGAGTTAATCGAGAATCAGACGATGACAGAAAAGTTCAGACCCGTCGAAGAAATCTGGAGGGAACACGGCTGGATACCTCCGTCCACACATTGTCAGGACACAATGGCAAAGCACAAAGCGTTTAGGGAGTGGTCGATCCGTGGCATCGTGGATCAACCTCATCAAGAAAGTTAAGTCGTCAGACGTGGAGGAGATAACGGCAGCGTATAACCAAGCGTTGCCGTTTGTCGTTCAGGACTGGGCGAAGATGATCTTAAAGTTAGCTAAAAGCAAACGACTTCCAATTATCGAGAAGATCGACAAAGTGCATGGTGACAAGATCGGGCAAATGGTGCGAGACGAAGTGTTTTCACAACATGCTCGCCTCGGCAAGTCTCCTACGAGTAAGCCCAGGTAAAACGCGCCCAGCGGCTTTATTCCACTTGACGCACTCTTCCCTAGCACCAACCCAATTGCCAGCGTCTATGCGCTTTTTAAAGGTGCTGATGCGGTAGTTTCCTAGTCCGCAGTTGTAGGCCCATGAGATCACGGCTGCCAGTTGGTTGGGTGTGGCCTTTAAGAGACTTGGAGACATCTTCAAAACGTTTGTTGTGAAGTAAGTTAGATGGTGGTCTAACTCTTGTTCACACTGCTCCATTGTCCAAACGGTATCCTGGTTGACGTTTGGGCCTGTAGAGCCGTAGCCAATTGTCCACGGATGACCCTTTGTGCCTGGGTCTGGGTAAGCCTTAACCATCTTGTCTGGCAAAACCTTGGCGCAACCCTCAAAGGGCTTTACAAGGGTTTCTTTGGCTATCTTGATAGCCTCAGAAATCACTTTTGATACTTCTCGATAGATCTGCCAACAAACCAAAATGTGAGCATCATGTTCAACATAGCGAAATCATCTTCGTCCCATGACTTCGTAATGACATCAGCCCAATTAGCATTAGCCTGAAAAGCTATTGTTAAGCCAGCAACCTTTACGGCAATGTACATGCTAAAAGCAACCCAAGTAATACCAGGGCGTGTGATAGCGGTGATAAAAGAGGCGAGCCACCCAGCTTCTTTAGCTGTTGTAGCCTGCTCTTTGAAAGCCTCTTTGATTGCGTCAAGTTGCGATATTGAATGGTCAACATAACGTTCTTCCATCCTGAATTCACCACGCATCTTTTCAAGATCGGTTTGCAGGGTGAACATCTGTAGCTCATGCGATCTTTCGTTCTTCTTATCCATGAACTTTAGAATCTCTGGGGCAAGCCTAAACAAGCCCCCAAAGATGGAACCGAGCAAACCACCGCCTAGTAGATCAAACATCATTTTTCTTGTTGAACAATTCAAACAATGTTTTTACCTTTTCCTCCAACACTGCCAAACGATTGTCGGCTTTCGCTAAGACGATGACTAGCATCACGAAGGCTACCAACATCGGCCATATCTTTGAAAGGATTTCGACCATATCCACGAATGATCCTCTGCGCTAGAACTTCAGCTTGCAACCACTTCTCCCCTGAAGTAAGCCGTTCCATCAATAACTTCGACGAGTTCAGGTGGTAGAAGTAGACCATCATAGAATTTTAGGACAGCAAAGCCGGAACACCAAGGAGTCGGGTTATCTTCTAGATAATCGAACTGTGCCCCATCAGGATCAGCTAGCATCCCCGTAGAAACGCCGTACCTTCTTCCTTGATAGTCACCCCATCCCTTAACTTCTAAAAGATGCGTGTGACCTGAGACCGTAGAGACCCCAGCTTTCAACGTGTTGTTGTAACCAGAATGGATACCCGAATGTTGCAGTCTGTGCTTGATCATGCAAATATCATTGACCATGAGCGACCAACTTACAGACCATTCTGGGATGTGATCTTTGAGTGTTGTTCCTTGGATACCTCGAAACTCAGGAACGGCCCCAGCAAGTTTACGATCAAACCGTATGTCGTGGTTTCCAAGTGTCCTGTGTAGGTAAGTTCCTAGACCCTTACAAGCCTTAACGATCTTATCCATATGCCACTGGACAGCCTCAAGCTCATCCTTGAGACTGACAACAGGAGTCCAGTCCATAGGCCCAAAACGGGAGATCGTTCCACCGTCGAGGATGTCTCCGTTTGCAATGATTGCCTTGGGTTTTAGGGTCTTGATTAGCTTTAAGAGTGCGTTAAAGCCAACAGAAGGCTCCCCAGGCATGAAGTGCGCGTCAGAGAAAACAATGACGTAACCTTCGATGTCGAGCGTTGCTCGCTTGCGATTTTCAGGAAGTGTTAGCCTGCCATCTTTTGTAGGCAGTCTTATGCCACGTTTGTTTTCGATAGTGCGCCGACGGTCGTAGATGTTTCTGACGGCTACGCCGAAATGCTCTGAAATTTTGACGGGACTGCCTATCTCATTCCAAACCTTGACGAACTCATCATCGGTAATCTTTCTTGCCACGCCAAGCTCCGCGCTCGATGCTCTGGATCATCTTCCGAGGAATGACCAGAGACTGAGCAATTGCGTCGTCAGTCAATGACTGACAAATTTTCACGCCCTGCTTGTTCTCTGATAACAAAAAGCCTACAGAAACAACAAGCGGAACCTGAAACTCCCTGGCTTTCTCTGGGCTATCACCCCAACCCAAAGTGTCGTGGCAGGCATCTTCCCAAACTACTTTAACTATCGGAAGATTGTGCTTCATTCTTCTTGTCTTTTATAGCGTGATACCACTTCCAGACAAGCCAGCCGGACTGTAACACAATGTAGAGCAGGGTAGCAATAGCAACCCACTCGTTAAGAGTCAGACCGCCAACAGTCACGGCAGTCGTGATTGCAATCGGCGGTGCTGCCTTGATTGCTTCTGAGGCTAGGTCTGACTTCTGTTCGGGTGTCACGATTTTTCAGGTTTTATCTGCGTTTTAATTTGCTATTTATTTTCTTGGTTGACCCAGCCATCAGCGAGTTGTTTTGCTTGCGCTCTAAATGCCTGATAGTCCGCATAAGCAACAGGATCAGAGGCTTGATTGTTGATGGTAGCAATTTCAGACCCTGTTGTGTAAACAGATCCAATGATCTTTTCTATGATCGTAGATCTACCATCGCTTACATGACAAACCGCTTCGTTTGCCTGCCATTGCGTTCGGCCTTCTTGCGCTGGAACTTCTTGCATGTTCCAGTGGATTAGCAATGTTTGGCCAATAACTTCGTAAACCTGTTGTTGTGTATCAGCGTAAGTTTTCATATTGCGCCTCGTAACTGTTTAGGAAATGCGCCGTAAAGCGCAGCGGTTAAATGGTGTCTCCAAAGACCTTTAGCGTTGCTGTATTTAACCCATCCTTTGTATGCCATTAGCTTGCTCAAAGCGATGTCATAAGGCATTGTTTTTAGATTAGATTTAACAAATACGCACATATCAGCAAAATTTTTCGCAATGTTTTTTCTTAATTTCGTATATCCTGGCCTAAACCGAAAGCCGACAAAATCTAAGCCTTGATGCCTAACATCGCATATTGACCAAGAATGCTTAATTGATAGCTTTAATAGAGCAAGTTTTTCTAGCATCTTTTCTTTGATAGAGCATAGTTCTTTGACAGAATTGCCTAATACAACAATGTCGTCGCAGTATCTGTAGTACCCAACAGGCTTTACTTCTTGTTTCATCCACCAGTCAAACCAATTTAGATAAAGATTCCCAAAATGCTGACTTGTGTAATTTCCTATCGGCAAGCCGTTAGTGCTATCAATGATATTGTCTATGAGCCAAAGCGTGTCTTTACACTTAATTTTTCTTCTTATGAGTTCTTTCAATAGATTGTTGTCAACACTAGGGTAATACTTTGACACATCAATCTTGAGTGCGTACTGTGGACAATTCTCACTTCTTACGAGTTTCTTAACACGCATCATTGCGTCATAAGTCCCTCTTCCTTGTATAGACTGAAATGTATCTCTAATGAAAGACTTGGTAAGAATTGATCCAATAATGTTCAAAAGAGCATGTTGAACGATTCTGTCTGGAAAGTATGGAAGTTTATAAATAACTCTCTCTTTCCTGCCGTCAAACCTAACCTCTTTTTCGTAATCGCTTGTTGTAAATGTTTTGTTAACAAGCATTTCTTGTATTTGTTTGCAATATCTTTCTATGTCAGCGTCAACCATCTTTACTTCTGTGTAAAACGCTTTTTTACGTCTTGCCTGTTGATGGGCTAGCTTAATATTTTCCAAATCAACAATTTTGTGCCACAAGTTACCGGCTCGTTTCATTGCTGTTTTCCTCCCAGTTTTTCGGTGTCCCTACTAAACTGTATTGGAGTGCCATATTTACCCTTAAGGGTAGGAGTGTTGTACCGTGTTACCACAACAGCAAGGTGTGCGCCAATATTACGATTAGCATTAGATGACGCATTATTCAGATTCCAATAGAACCTGCCAGCATTCGTGCCATTATTCGCATTCCTGCCGAAAATCGCCACTTGTTGCACAACTACCCCTTTACATCAAATTATTAAAAAGCAAGGCGCGCGCCAACAGTACGATTAGCAATAGACGACACATAACCCAGAAGCCAAAAGAACCCGCCAGCAAACGCGCCATCATTCGCACCCCCGCCGAAAACCGCCACTCTCCAACCTGTAGATTGGTAATAATAGTCAGCCCAGTAAGTGCTTGAAGAACCACCAACAGCAGATGGCAAAAATGCAAAAGTTTCGTTCTGACAGTTTGTTACATAACCATCGGTGGCAACCATCGCAGAACCAATGGCGTTGTAGTTTGTCGCCGTGTCGTCTGCAAAGTTAGCCCTTGTGTTGCTGACATAACCTTGATTTGAGTTTATATTGAATCCATCAACCCAGTTCCAACAGTTTCCATACCAATTTTCAATGCCGCGATACGACATAAAGGCGGTATCTCTTGTGCCACTACTAGCACCATTGGTGGTGTTTGTACTTGCGTTCCCAATGGAATTAGATTTTCCTGCTACTGAGTGAGGTGAGTCTGTTTGACTACCAGAAGAGGCTGGGTATCCAGTAGATACTGATACGTTCCCATCACCGATAGTTTGTTGTGTCCTAAAAGTCCCATGTTCAATTAGGAATAAAAGCTCTACAGCCCACATGAGGTAAGCGTCAACCAATCGCCAACCTGTGCCACGATTGGCAGCCATTGACCTAGCCTGCGCTCTTGTAATACCAACGGCTGGATAAACACCAGAGACTGATGCAAGTTTTGCTGTTCCTGTATTCCAATTTTGACCAGCCCCAACGTTGGTATCGTAATTCAAGCCAGACTGATAAGTGCTTCCTGTAGTGTTTACACAAGCATCATAAGCACCAATGTAACGATAGGGGACGAAATCACCGTCTTTTTTAAATGCAGGATGTAAAGCGTAACCAGGAGCAGGGTTTAGCGAAATAGCCCATGTTCTTGTAGACCCAGGCGTAAATTTCACATAAAAGGCTGGTATTTCAACCATCACCATGCCATCTGCGCCAGTAAGAACGCTAGACGTTGTTCCATCTTCTTTCTTTGTTGAATCAGTTGCGCTTAAATAATAATTTACTGCACCGTCATCTCTTACGACGCAACGTCTCATTGACGAATGAACATCTGTTACACCAGAACTTGTCGTGGTGTAAGTGTCAGATGATTGCGTCCACCCAGTAGACCTTCCTACTGTAAGACTTGTTGCTGTAAGCGTTGTAAACGTTCCGGTGCTTGGCGTTGTTCCACCAATAGCAGGAGCAACAGCCATAGAGCAATTTCTTAAATCGCCGCTTGCTGGTGTACCAAGTGCAGGAGTTACTAAAGTTGGGGAGGTTGCAAAAACAAGTGCCCCAGAACCTGTTTCGTCTGTCACAGCCGATGCTAGGTTTGCAGATGAAGGAGTACCCAAGAAGGTAGCGACGTTAGACCCTAGACCGCTAACACCCGTACTAATAGGTAAGCCTGTTGCGTAGGTGAGTGTGCCGCTTGTTGGCGTTCCTAACGCACCACCATTGACTACAAACGCTCCAGATGACCCCGTGTTAATTGCAAGAGCCGTCGATACGCCAGTGCCAAGCCCAGATATGCTGCTTAAAGTTACATTGGATGCTGTCTGCTTAAAATTACCGCTGGAATCAAACGTTCCGTCTGTAGTCCAGGTATCGTTAACAGCAAGTGTAAACTTAGCAACAGTTCGCTGAGTCCCGTTGTTGTCGTACTTTAAGGTAATGGTTACAGCGGCTGTGTCTGTATTGCAAATCGTAATTGATTTGATGGTTCTTCGATAAGACCCTGTTGGAGCACTAACTAACGTTACATCTGTCGTTCCGTTAAAAGCACCGTCATTAGACCCCTCAGTAAACGTTGTGCCGTCGTTGTCAGCATAGTGAGCCGTAAATGATGGGTTTGTAGTTGCTGCTGCACCAGACATCACCGCTTTGATGGTTTTAGTCGTGGCATTGAGAATCATTGTGTTCATGTTGACCTCTTAAGAAATAAACCATCCATAAGCAAACCCACCTCCGCTGCCCCCGCCACCACCAGATACCGTATCCCAACCTAGTGCAGTTCCATTCCACTTTAGGTATGAGTTAGAACTTGATGGTGCAGCAACAAATGTTGTTGCATTAGATGCAGACTGATAAGGGACTCTGTTAGCCGCTCCTCCTGCGAGGTTCGTGGCTGTAGTCGCAGACGTTGCAGATGTTGCAGTTGCAGCATTGCCGGATATGTCGATACCCCAAGTGCCAGAAGCACCTGATCCCGTGGTAGGTACAAATGCCCCAGCAGACCCCGTATTCACCGCTAGAGCCGTTGCTACACCTGTCCCTAACCCAGATACCCCTGTAGAAATAGGAAGCCCTGTGGCGTTTGTAAGGGTTGCTGCCGATGGTGTTCCAAGGTTAGGAGTTACCAACGTAGGAGACGATGCAAACACCAACGATCCAGAACCCGTTTCGTCTGTCACAGCAGACGCTAGGTTTGCAGACGAAGGCGTGGCTAAGAATGTGGCTACATTAGATCCCAGACCTGATACACCTGTGGAAATCGGTAGACCCGTGGCATTTGTGAGTGTTGCAGCAGAAGGTGTCCCAAGGTTAGGGGTTACTAACGTCGGAGAGGTCGCAAATACTAAAGACCCTGATCCTGTTTCGTCCGTAACCGCAGCAGCTAAGTTAGACGACGAAGGTGTGCCTAAAAAGGTAGCGACACCAGTGCCTAGTGATGTGATGCCAGTACCGCCATTAGCAACCGGCAGAGTACCTGTCACGCCTGTTGTTAGAGGTAGGCCCGTAGCGTTCGTTAAAACAGCCCCAGAGGGCGTTCCAAGGGCAGGCGTTACCAATGTAGGGGACGATGCTCTTACGACGTTCCCAGAGCCTGTAGAGGCTTGGAAGGACAGGTTTCCTGAGCCATCCGTCTGAACAACAGAAGAAGCAGCACCATCAGCAGCAGGAAGTACAAAGGTTACGTTGGCAGCAAGGGATGCAGAAGCGCGTAGTTCTGTGTAGTTAGAACCGTTGTCTGCATCCTCTCCGAGTCTTACTCGCCCTGCGTTGGCTGTGACACCAGAGACCGTAAGGACATCGTTTGTTGTGAAGGTGTCGCCGTCGGAGCCTGCTTGCTGGTTCTTGAGTTGGCTCATCAACTCACGAATAGCATTGTTGATGTTAGAAGGAGCACAACCTTCTGCAATGTTGATACCGTCAATATCGGTGTTGTCGCCAGGGTTTGACGAGAACTCAGAGATTTTTGTCTTTGCCATGATTTATTCCGCTAAGAGTGACGGCGTTAAGTAAGCACCTGCGCCATAAGCACCCGCGCTTCTTGCGCCAACGGCAAGACCGCCTGTCATTTGTGAAACCTTGCGCTGTAGTTCAGCCATTGCACTGTCATCCTGCAAAGCTCGCCTAACGAGATTTGGATCTGTTTCAACAAGTATTTGTGCGACACGTTTACGGTCAGGTTCAGAAAGGTTTTGTGTTTTGCTACCAAGGATTTTACGGGTTACGTTTATCAAAGCGAAGGGGTCGCCGCCTATTGCGCTTGCCATTTCTTGGGCAGAAACGTTTGAGCCAATCTTAGGAGCTTGTAATAAGCTGGGCGCAGTCTGAGACCCACCCAACACCGAGGTTGCTGTTTTTTGCGACTGCGACGCAAGCTCAATGCGTTTTACTAGGTCTGGCAAAGAGTCTTGTGGGTAGACAGACCTTAGAATCTTTGACTCTTTGCTTTCTTCATCTGCAAGCGTATTCATAAGACTCTTGCGCTGTCCGGTCGTGAACTTGTTACGCATTGCATCCATTACGCCGGATCTATATGCCTGAAGCTGTTGAGGGTTGTAGTTCTGTATCTCTAACTCGACCGCATCCGATGACTTGGTAAACGCTTTTCTACCCTCTCCAAAGGCATCCCTTGCCTGTCGTAACGCAGCAGCACCAGCCCTTGCTTTTGCTAAAGGTTGCGAGGCTACATCCAACGCAGACTTAATGTTCAACTCAAGGTTTTTAAGAATCTCTCCATAAGCCCCCTGGCCTGATCGGTAAGCCTGATCCGCTTCGTCACGCAGGGCGCGTCTTGCAATCTCAAAATCTTCTAATGTCGCCCCCTTGTCAAACCTTACGTTGCCGTCAACAACCTCAAAGAAGTTCTTTTTGCCTGTCTCTGCTCGATAATTCCGGTTGATGTTTTCAACAACATTGGGAACTTTTTTGATAGCCTCGCCAAATGCAAGCGTAAGCTCTGGTGAAATGACACCACCTTGCTCAAATGCCTGTTTATAAGCCTGACGCTCTGCTGCCTTTGCTGCGTCGTCAGACATCTTCATCGAGCGAAGTACGCTCTTATCAACCCCAGGTGTTAAGGTTTGCTGCATCAAGGTTTGAGCAGACCTCCTAAACGCTTCGGGGCGAACCGTTAACGCTTCTCTAAGGATATTGCCAGCCTCGCCGCCTTGAGAGTACAAGGCTCTTACAGCAGTCCTTAGCGTCTCGTTTTCGGCCATGATTTCGCCTTTAGCGATACGATCAACAATTTCGTCTGTTGTCATACCGCTTGTGCTTGCCAGCCTCTGAATCTCTGTTTCAACGGCTTTGCTGCCCCTGCCGCCCATGTTACGCCTAGCCCAATCAACAACCTTGTCCGCTGTAAATCCGACAGCCTCAAGACCTTTCTGAAACGCAGGGCCAAGAATCGCTCCTGTTGCCGCACCAGTAACCGCACCGGCAGCACGTTGAGAAAGATCGCCTTCGGCAGAAGCAAAGCCACTTACGCCGCCCTGCGCTCCGCTAATTGCAGCAGCCCTGCCAATCGTCAACGGGACAGAAGCACCTCCAGTAAAAGGTGCTGTTAACAAACCCATGCCTGCCGCCCCTAACAATTCCGCTCCCGTTGACTCTAAAGGCTGCGCCTGTTGGTAAGCCTTAATTTTTGTGCGTATTTCGCTTAGAACCTCGTCGTAAGGTCTTCCTGTCCATCGAGAAACAATAGCCGCTTCAGCTTCGTCAGAAGCCCCCATTGTGAAACCTTGGGCTGCTGATCGAAGTCGCTGCGAAGGAGGTTCTTTTTGCGCTTGAGCTAGAGCCGCTTGATAAGCCTGTTCGTCTGTAAGCTCTTGCTCAGACTCAACTCTAAACCTACCCTGTCCAGGAATCTCTACGCTGTAGGTGTTCATTAGGGCATCCTTGATACTTTAACGCCTGGGGGCAAACCAGCACCACCGCCAGACTTTAGAGACTGAAACTTACGACGTAACTCATCGCCAGTATTTGTATACAAAGGAGATGTTTGTCTAAAGTTCTCTAATGCTCGGTCTTGTTCAGCCTTGGCATTAACAGGATTGGTTTCAATCATCCTTGAGTTTTGCTGCACCCACTTAGACGCAAATTCAGCATCAGCAAGTTGACGCTCAGATTTAGCGCGAAGAGCATCAAGAATAAGCCTATTACCTTCCACAGACTTAGACAGTTCTGGGGAAGATTTGGCAATAAATGCCAAGTCTTTATCAGTTGGGTTCGCGCCAAGAGACTTGACTTGCGGAAGAACAAGCTGTGCCGTTGCCGATTGTATTGCTTCAATGCCAGCAGTTTCGGCAACCTTGAAGTTGGGATCTATGGCCTGCCCTATTCTATTAAGCGCAGCCTTTGACTCAGCACCGAATCCAGTTTTTACACCGGCATCCAAGAATCCTGTAAGTTGATTAACTACACCAAGCGTCTGCCTTGCATTGTTTCCAGCATTTTGCAGTTCTTTATAAGTATCGATAATGCCTTCGCCAAACTTGCTTTGGGTAGGAACATTGACATCAAGTTTCGTTGCACCAGATCTTTTTAATTCGATTGTTCCCTTTAGAATTGCATTCCTTTGTTCTTGAGTTGGAGGCACTTTTGCAGAACCATACAATGACTTAGCAACAGTAGCCGCATCTCCGGTATAAGTTTCACCTGCTGCGTCCGCTATCTTGAATGAGGCTTTTGGATTATTTACATCGTAAGCAAAAGTCCCTGCATCAGTGGTAAATGTTTTGTACTCAGCGGGCTTTGCCCTTGCTGCAACCTCGCGACCAGTTGATTCTTCAACAAGAGCTTCGCCAGCACCTAACTTAACTGTTTTTGGCGTTGTGAACGATTGAATTTGTTGCCCAAGCGGTATCGCAACAGATGGAGATACACCTACAGCAGCAGCCCTTTGCAAGAATTGCTGTGGATTGAACTGCGCTGGCCCCGTAGCTACAGACGGAGTTCTCATCTCCATGCGCTCAAGGTCTGTAAATTCTCGTTGAGGAGCAACCATTGCACTTTCAATCAACCCAGGCAACGCTTGTTCTGCTCTTTGTTTCTTAGCCATCTCAGCAAATTGCAACCCCAACATCTTGTCCTGGATTGCCTGCTGAGTAGCACCACGGTAGGCTTGTTGGCCTGCCATCAAACCCTGACCAATGATCTGCCCGATATTCTGTTTTTGCGCGGATGGGCCAGAAGCCATGAGCAAGCCAATACCTGTGCCTAACAGCCCTTGCCTTTGTGACTCTTGGCGCAGACGTTCCATCTCTTCCGGTGTCATCATCTGACCCAGATAAGAAGGTTGCGATCCAAACAGTTTTTGTAAATATTCGTCCATCATGTCCTCATATCAAGGAAATGCGTTTTTTACGCAACTCTGGGTCAATCATGCTCATAACGTCAGGAGACTGTATGGGTCGCGCTAACAAACTTCCTGGGCCTGTAGGTTGGAAAGACGCTCTCTTAATCCCAGGAGAAGAGATAGCCTGTCTTTGGTTGGATTGTTGCAACATATTCATGCCTTGCATACCCATACGCATACCGGCAGGAGTTCCAGAAGAAAAAGCCATCTGAGCTAACGGCCCTCCAGCACCCGCATACGTCGCAGACCCACCTGTAGACATTAGGCCAGATAAACCAAACTCACCTGTCTGTGCAGCAAGCATCGCAGCTTGTTGCGACCCCATCGTCATACCTGGGAGACTTCCATAGGCAGTCGTTAAGAATGGATTAACAGTGCCAGCGGCAGCGGCAGCAGCATTAGCCGCATTTACAGAAGCAACCGCTTCAGCAGCCATAGCTGCTCCAGCAGTTTCAGCGGCAACGCCTGTACCTATGGCTTCTGCTGCGAGTATGACTTCTGGGCCAGCCATTACGACAACAAAGCCTTACCAGCTAAGGCAGCACCTAACACGCCTGCCATTGGGTTTGAGTAACTAGGCTGCACAGTCTGCATACCCATAGGCGCACCGTAAGCACTCGATAAAAACGATTGCAAGTTTGCGTAAGGTTGTTGCTGTTGAAAGTTGAATCTCTGAATAGCGTCAGCCAGAGCAGCTTGTTGGTAAGCCTCTGTAGCCTGTCCGACTTGTGCGAGTTGCCCAATATCCGAGTAGTCCTGTGCGGCCAGACCTGGAGCAATCCCAAGGGCTTGTTGCTGTCTACCCCTTTCAGCCTCGTAGGACTGATAACCAAGCTGTCCAGCCTGAGAAGCTAGCGCATTTGCTAACGCACCTTGTGCGCGTTGCTCTTGGCTCATAAGGGCTTCGTTAGTCCCGTAGCGAC